CAATAGATGTTCCATTTGGGTCAAACAAAAAGTTACGGGGGTTTACAGGAACAATCTTGACTGCAATGCGGTCTTGTTCTACCACTCCGATAGCGGCTTGTCCCATTTGACCAGGTATTGCCTGAGTAGCGGGGACAAAAACTTTCTCTGTTTTGACAACAATCTCACCGATACCCGTACCATAGATTTCAGCCAACAGTTCAATCTGGTCAATAGACTTGCGAATCTTATCGACTTTGAAGTCTTCCATCAGTTGTGCTTTGATGGCAGCAACATCTAGGGGACTACCATTGACATCACGAATATCGTCTTGAATGTCAAAGAACTCACCTTGACCAAAGATGGCCTCCATGATTTCGGCATGGCGTGTCTCTACAGCTTGTTGGGTAGCGGGAGTAACGATACGGCTACGCTCTGAGTCTCTGGTTTTGTCTTGGGCATCCCACTCACCATTGAAGATGCGCTCGTACTCTAGCCAATCATCAAGGCAATTGACATCTCTCCAATCCCTCCATCTATCACAATGGTTGACAACAAAGTTAACTATCTCTTTGTCTGAGTCGCTAGGTTCTTGGAATTCCATTCTTATACCCCACTAATAATATCTACAGGTTGCCAATCCTCGCTATCATCTTCTTCCATGTAAGATGTAACAGCCAGTTGGTCAATGTAACTGAGGGAGTCAGGCAAGTCATCATGGACTCCTTGAGCAGGGAACAGGATTAACTGGTCTACAAACTCATCCCAATCTTCTTCCGAATTTAACACAATTCTGCCATGCTCGAACCTACCTTGTAAAGCCCAGATGATTCTGTCCGCTTTTTTTCTATTACCGTGGGTCAAATCTATGATGTGGGCATAGGTGTTGTTCTTTCGCATCAAATCCGATAAGTAGGGCAAAACAGCGTTCTTTAACGCTCCCCTCTCTATTCCCACACTTAAAGGGCGGTAGTCCCGAATAGCAATGAGTATCTTAGAGGCGGTCTCTCGGATATCCCATCTTCCATGTTCAATCTTCTCAACAAACCACTTTCCATCGTCTGTCACCTTAACTATGGAGATAGCAGACTCGTCTAAACGCTTCTTAGCATTAGCGGCTTGTTTGGCAACTTCTTCAAATCCCGCAAGGTCAACAGCGATGTAATAGCTTCCATGTTCAGGACTAACTCCGTATTTGATCCACTCTTCCTTGAAGATATCTGAACCCGCATTGGTAAAACTCGCCATAAACTCTTGCTTGAAAGCGAAAGAACTTAGGGTTTTTTTAGCGGAATCTATCTCTGCTTGGTCAATCAATGGGTTATCAGCAGTGGTGAAGTGCCAACTCTTCCAATCAGGATCATCCTCTGACTCGCCCAGTTTGAAGGTATCATAGAACCAATTGCGTCCTTTTGGAGTGCCGATAAAGAGTGCTCTACCCCGTTTATCAGACAAACTGGCTCGAATGACCTGCTCCCATGCTTCAGGTTTAATGTCGGCAACCTCATCGAGAACAGCATAGGTCAAGCTAACGCCACGGAGCGTATCAGGTCTATCCGCACCACGAACGTATATCCTAGCCCCGTTTATCAGAGTAATGTCTAGGTTGTTCACATGGGAGGACTGAATAACCTCTCTACCAAGGTCTAACAATAAGTCCCAGACGATTTGCCTCGACTGTCCCATTGTTGGCGAAACATACAGTACAGCCGAACCAGGAGGGCAACGCAATCCCTCAATCAACAAAGTTGTAGCGGCTAATCGAGACTTTCCACACCTACGACCTGCGGCAACCACTTTGAATCGGGCGGGGTCTTTGAAAACAATCTGCTGCCATGGCAATAGTTGGAAATTAAGATCAGCCATAGAACTTGTTTTTCTTTCTTAGGTTGTCTATCTTTGTAAGGATTTGTAAGTTCCAAGGAACATTTAAACCGCTTACCAACTTGCCTCTTAGCGGAACTATATGGTCAACATGGTATTGCTCACCAGTGTGCATCCCAAGCATATTGGCGGTGTAGTAGTACTCTTCCATCTTGGCAAAAGCATCTGAATCTAGCCACTTGGGTGTTCGCAACATGATTTCAGCCCGCTTCTTAGAGGAATAAACGGCTTGTTTGTGCTTATTGTTTGCCCTCCAAGAAACCATCCTTTGAGCATAGATTGACTTCTTTGCTTCGTAGTTTGACTTCATTTGGCTTAATCTTGATTCTTTTTTAGCCTCAAAATCAAGAGTCATGCACTCGCAACAAGTGCCTTTATCTGTATAACGCTTTGAAATATGCCCATGCTTACAAGGTTTGCCAGTAAAGTAAAAACGCTCACCAAGCTCTTTTGCATTGGCACGTTCTGCTGCTCTACTCATATTTAGCCTCTACGTCTTCAGCGTTATTAGGCTCTATTATAGTTGGTTCTTGTCCCAAACCAGTGATATTGATGGTTACAGCACTTCTTTGAGACTTATCCTTTTCAAACAAAGAAACAGGAAGAGTCCTATCAAGACACATCTTTAGAGCTACGAGTTGATGGGGATGGTCATCATTAAGGGCTATCTCAATAACCTTCTGAGCCACATCCTTACCCCCACTCCTAATCATCAGCTCTTTAAGTTCTTTGAGACGTTGATGGTCTGTCTTAGGTAGTACAAGGGGTGGATTGTCAGCAAACCTCTGTATGGTCATCTTGACGCTTCCCTTGGGTCTTCCTCTTCCTCGTTTTAGAGTCGTTTCCATATTACCTTTCATTTAGCTTTTTCAGAATGGGGGCGGCTCCACAAATATTCTAGAGCCACGCCCACCCCTCCCCCCCCATACATCTCACCACCTAGGGTTTATCCTCATGTCTTTTTATACAGTACTGTCCAGGCATACAGCATAGGGTTTACCCTACTGGTTATTTGTACAGTGGTCTAGATACGAATGATTCTTATTTGCAACTAGGAAAGTGTAATAGAGCGAAGCACCTTTTTTGATGTACTTGATTGATCTAGTTCTATCCGTTCCCTTATCTATCCCTTGTCTATTCCCTTACTGTTTACCCTATTGATTGACATGGTTAGGGCTATCCCTTTTCTTTTCGTTTAGGTTAGTTACAAACCCTATGCTTTCCAGTGGGCTATCCGTTCTATACCCAATGCCATGCAAGTAATGGTAAAGGCTCAATAGGTTTTCAAAACCCTGGCTAATATTCCCTTGTCCAGCACTCAATAGAATTTGCAGCTTAGGGTTATCCAGCTTGCGTCTAAATTGCACTGTATCTACCTTAGGCGGGCGGGCCATTGTCTAACCTTAAAAGAATTAAATTAAAATAATTGTACTTTATTAGGGTAAACACCTATAGTTTTTTTATTTTTTAACCCGATAATTACTTTACTTTCACAATGAAAGTATCAACTACTAAGGGCGTTAACATGAAATTTGCTTTTATCCCAAAAGGTCAATACAAAATTGGCCAATACATTCCAGTACACGGCAAAACAATGAAAATTGTTAGCTACACACACACGGGCCGCAACGTCATTGTGCAATCATTATTTGGTGCACCAAAATTTGAACAGTTTGTTTGTATTTGCACCGATTCACCCTCACTCTAAGGGGCAAACAATGAAATATTTTGGCATAAACTATTTTTGTAATCATAAACACCATGCAGATGCAATTTGGGCAAATAATCGTTATGAGCTAGAAAAGCAAATTTTGACCATGCATCCTAATGCAACAGCTATTTATATTTGGCTTTTGTAAGGGGAAAACAATGAAAAACGAATTTTTAGACTATCTTTTAGCGATAATTTTGGGTTTGTCATTGTGTGCTGGTTTACTTGCATACTTTGACATTTTAGTTAAATAGTTCACAATTTTTAATAGGCGTTCAAAATCATGGATAAGATCACACAATCAATAGAATCATTAAACAGGGCTAAAAACGGGGACTCATTAGCCAACTATCAGGCAATTTTGCAAGGGTTTGCAGATAAGGGAATTGCAGCCAATGACATTATTCCCCGTGAAAACGTGTTCACCTATAACGCATGGATTGCCCTTAATAGACAAGTTCGCAAGGGTGAGCATGGCGTAAAAGTAGTGACATGGATACCCGCTAAAAATAAGGATAGTGAAAGCTCTTATATGCTCTGTAGACGTTCTACTGTTTTCCATGTCTCACAAACCGATGCAATTCAATAAGGGGCTAAAAATGAAACCTACACAATGCACAATCACGGGTTTTTGGTTTGTCACGGGTTATGTGACGGGCCGTAAATATTGGGGGACAAACCCTAGGGATTGTGAACAAAACGCACAATTATATTTTTATCGATAACCTAGGGTTTGTCCCTATTGCCTAGGGGTTTCATGCCCCTAGAATCTAATTTTTAACTTTATAGGCGTTCACATGAAATTCAAGATCAATCAAATTTATAACTTGTCCATTTATGGCAAAATTCAACCCGTCAAAATTTTAGCCGTTCACCCTTTTAGCACTATTGACGTTGAAACCTTATCGGGTAAATGCTTCCGCTTGTCAGGGTTTTAAACAATAGACTGTTAGCCCTTGATCTAGGGGCTAATGGCCTAGCGTTTTGACTAGGGTTTTCTTAACTTTTTGAATAGGCGATCACATGAAAATCACTTTAAAAACTAGCGTTCTCAGAGCTGCTCTAATCTGCTCTGCAAAAAAAGATATACGTTATTACTTGCAGGGGATTTGCGTATCAATAAACAATCCTGATGTTGCAATGGTTTATGGGACTGATGGACACATTTTATTTGCAGGACAATCACCTATTGTTTGCCATGTTGCCCCTGTAAATTACGGGTTTCAGATAATTATTCCCTCCGATACTATCAAGGCCATTGATAAAAAATCAGAATTTATTGATCTTGAAACCATTGAAGGGGGTGCAAAGGATTATTATCTTTTAGGCAATGCCCGTTTTCAGGCAATAGACGCACGTTATCCTGACATTTCCCGTGTAGTTCCAGCCCGTGATGCGTTCTCAGAACAAACTATCAGTTATTTTGATCCTGAACTGTTAGTTAAAGGCAATGAAGCACTGGCAATGTACTATGGGACTAAAAAGGGAAAGGTTTTCCCATTGTCGCAACGGGGTGATTATTCTGGTGCGATTCACTATAATCAAAATGATGCGGTGGTGGTGGTCATGCCAATGCGTAATGATTCAGGCACTTATCAAGGGTTAAACCCTGATTTTATGCAAGTGCAGCAAAAAGCCGCCTAATGCTTAGACTGATAACCCTCTAATTGGGGGTTATTGGCCTAGGTGTTTCCCTAGGTTTTTCAATATAAAGGCTTTAATATGTCAATGACAAAACGTGAAAAGCAGCGCATTACAGCGCAAGAAAATACTCTTATCGGTTTAGGTTTTACAGCAATTCAAGCCGATAAACTCCGCAAAATTAGCATGACCTTGCAAAGATGGCATGAGCTGGAATGTGGCATTAATGGGGGATGTGTTGAACGTGACGAAAAAACCGACAAACCCTTTTGGCGTAGCGAATACTCTGGCAAACTTTCACCCATTGCCGATAGAGAAAAGGGTGCAAAAAAGCGTTTAGATAAAATTATTGAATCAAGAAACTATAGTGAATGGGCTTTTTTAGGTTGGCCCATGTCGCAAGTTGAAATAAAACCCTATATCCAGGGTGATCCTAGGGGCGCTGCACTTTATTTAATCCGTCCTGATGATGTGCCAGAGGGTAAAAATGTAGACTCTTATTATTCCCGTGGCGTTTGCGTTTATTAAAATGATCTATGCAATGATCGCCCTGATTTTACGAATACTCACAAAACGATAACCTAGAACCCGCCTAATAAGCGGGTTTTTTTACGT